TAATTGGAAAGGCATTGTAATTCTCCTTGTTAATAAGTTTTACTTTTAGACAGAAATCTTGTCTACCATTTATTTAGTTTTTCTTGGTTTTCTCAAAAATTAAGTGGTTCTTTATCGCCATTTCCATCATCATAGAACCCAAACGGAGTTAGTTCATCTTCAATCGCTTGAATCTGCTTTTCGTACATAATAGTTCTTAGGTTTATGTTATTTAGGTCTTTAAAATATGGCTGAGTTGTCAACCAACCGAAAAGAACTAATGGCATAACCAAGTCATCGTGATAACCCTCATCTGCTTCATATGATCCTTTTTTCTCAATAAAAGTAGAGATTTCCGAGATCGTATCCGCATCAGTAATTAATAATTTATTTTCTTCGACTAAAGACTTAAAGTTGTGACACCCAATTCGTTTAATCTTCTTATCAGTATTGACACCCAGTTGAGTTTTACCTCCACCGAAACCAGCACCGACATATTGCCCATTTGTTTGACGATTAACGAACAGGATATTCTCGTACTCTAGTTCATTATACAATATATGGGCAACCTGTTCGCTTACATTTATCTCTAGCAAGAGATATGCTTCATTATATTCTTTGCCTATTTTGTATAGGACATTAGGATATAACAAAGGACTAATGTTATTGCTTCTATATTTTGCAACAACACGATATGGAGACTCAGTAATATCAATCACTTGGAATGCTGAATAGTCACCACCAACACCTTTGGCTACGTCAGCCACTAAACAATATGTATGTCCAGCGGATGGTCTGACGTAAACATCTAATCCATCTTTCTCATGGATTCTTGGATCTATTGGCATCTTGGCAATAACGTCTGCCGAGATTAAAGTTAAACTAGAACCAAGGAATTTACACGCAACCTCTTGGTTATATTTAAGTTCACCAAGCATTGCTTTCTGTTCAGCTGCCCACTTCTCGTCACGACCTGGGATTTCCCAATAAGGAATGAACAATGGCGTAAATCCATTACGACCATTTTCAGCATCATTCCAGAATTTCCAGAAGTGATTATATCCAAGTGGTGTAGAACTTAGTAGAATCTTTGTAGTTTCACCAGCAGAAATAGTTGGGTAAACTGAAGTAAAGAATTCTTCTGCTACGTTATTTGGAATAATTGCAGCTTCGTCAACGTATAACATATTAACAGACTTACCACGAATACCAGAAGTAGATGTGGCAGCAGTGAAAACTTTAGAACCATTTTCTAATTCAATGTCACCTTTGTTCCAAGTAGTGACACCTTGTTGCATCCATAGTGGAAGCAACTCGTACATAGTTTGATAACGATCTAATACTTCTCTTGCAGCAGTTGCTTTATTTGCCAAGATCGCTACGGTTTTACTCGCTTGGAATAAAGTATACCATAAGATATATGCGGCAGAAGTAGTTGTCTTACCTTGTTGACGACCTTCCATAAGAATGATACGTCTGTTATTATGCATAACATGTAACTTATTCTTCTGACAATCATATAACTTAAACAGCTGTAAACCATGATCAAGAGTAACAATATAACAATAATTTTCAATAAAGTAAATATAATCTTGGGAACACTTTATATACTCTTGGATGTTCTCTGGAGTAAAATCAACAACAACACCAGCAGCTTTTAAGTTCGAATTCGAATTATATATTTCAGCCAATTATAATCCTTCGCCAGACCACTGTTCCGAAGTAACTGTTGCGGTTGTAATATTACCCGTAGCAACATATACTCTGTTTGCACCAGTTGATTCATTTTGCCCGATGTTGGCATTAACTTCAGTAATAATACCTTGATCAGAAACTGGACCAAATAAGTTAAGTTTCATTTGGAAATTTAATGTATGAGTAACGAACCTTCTATCTTGAAAATTACCATCATACTCATCAACAACACTTACGCTCTCTAGGATAATAGGAACGTCCATTGTAATTCCCATCGAAGGAACTACGTTAACTGCCAAAGTATATTCTGGAGTAAACGTAGGTAGGATTTGTTCAATAATTTGTAGACCATCTTCTTGAGTTTTTGTCAAGATATAAAGCGATATATCCACATTATATGGAACTGGTGTATACACAGTTGGCTTTGTGCTGTTAGATACATCAGTTTTAATTTGTTGCATGCGATTCAACTTACGAGAAGAATCATATGCGTAACTATTAATTTCAAAAGACATTCTTGGTAACGTAACCATAGTTACATTATTTTCTACATCAGGTTGCTGCTCTAAACGAACTAACCATTTTTCTTTTGGTGCATAAGAAAGTGGAACTTGTAAACGCTGAATAGTAGTACCAGCAACAGAGTCGCCTTGTTTACGATCAATATAAATGTCACTGAATAAACGACCGAAAGCCACAATGGCTTTTCTTATAGAACCATGGTAATAAACATTTCCATTAAGCATTGTTTATTTCTCCGAATGGATTCTGATCATCAAAGTTAATAACACCAGTAGCTGCATCTTTGAAAGAATCATTTTCGCCAAAGCCATCAGAGGATTTCTTAATATCAATATCAAGAGTAGTTGTTGCTGCAGCACCAGTACCACCACCACCAGTAAAACTAACAACTGGAGCAGTTTGATAGCCAGTACCTTGATTAGTAATAGTTACACCAGTAATCTTATTAAGATTAGTTCCAGATGTTCCTCTAATTGCTGTTGCAGTAGCACCGATACCAGTAGAACTTATAAGGGTAACTGTTGGAACAGAAGTATATCCTGTGCCACTATTTGTCATTGTAATGGTTGCCACTCTACCGTGAATATTTCTAGTTGTATTAGTACTGAATGTTTTAAGAGATTCAAACGTATCAATCTCAGCGATACCAGTATCGATTCTTTCTGAAGAGTACTGGAATAGTTCAACTTGAAGTTTGTAAACATATAGTTTGCCAAGTTGATAGAATGGGTCTTGATGTTGAACGAATTTAAGTTCAAACAAACTACCAGTCAGTGGAAAGTAAATTAAGTCACCTTCGTTTGGACGAGAAGGTATTTGAGTTTGACCATAACGACCAACTAATTGTTCCCAACGTCTACGAGCAACTACCAGAGTTGCAGACTGTTCAATCATTAAACCAAACTTCTGAATAAACGCACCTTGTCCACCAAACGAGTCTACGTTCTCAAAGTACATCTCAATAGGAAATGCAGTTTTAAATTGAGAAAGGCGATCTTCACCGAGAACATTATCCTTAGATACTAAGGATCTTGGAATGTAGAATATTTCATTACCATAAATCTTTAGAGATTCAATGATAATATCTTCAATCAGGTGCTGTTCGTTTTTAGTTCCCTGAGAAAAATATACATTTGTTGTTGACATTTTATCCTAAGAAGAATTCTAGAGGAGCAGATTTATTTTGCAGTTCGTCTTCTAAGATTTGAATTTCAGTCATGGCTTCAGCATATAACTTATCGCCATCTAATGTTACGCCACCTGGAAGTTGTAGACCTGTAAATTTCTTTAGGTTAGTACCCCATTGACGTTTGAATTGAGCAACAGTATAACGCTTGATCCAATTCTCATTCCATACCTTTGAGAACTCAGCTGGATCTAAAGCACGATATGCGTAGACAATAATGTAATCACCGAATGATACATCGGATTGCCAGTTAATATCTAGATACAAACGATTTTGTAAACGATTGAAACGATACAGTGTATGACCATTTAACTCTAAGTCTAATAAAGCCAAATGACCCATAACAGTTTTAAAATAAATGATTGATGTAGAAGTTAAATCATACAAATCATTTAAGCGTAATTGATACTGTAAGTCGAAGATATTCTTTGAAGAAGATGCTTGACCAATACTCTGAACTTTAGTGACACCATAAACAGCGTCAGGGATATCTACATATTTCTTATCGTACTCACCAAGAACGCAAGGAGTACCTGAACCAAGAGTTGCAGTAAGTGCGCCACTGGTAATAGTTTCACCAGCAACAAAAGTGCCAACTACGTTCTTAACAATTAAAGTATTACCAGAAGAAATTGTATCATTTTCTCTAGTAACAGTTGCTGTTGCGCCAGAAGTAGCGCCAACGACAGGTTGTTCTAAATTAAAAGAAGCAGCATTACCCGTGGTAATAGTTAGTCTAGATGCTTTAATTTGACACTTAAGATAAATCTGTTCAATACCCTCGTAGTGGTATAGACGCCAGTAATCTAGAACCTGATCAATACGATCTTCTAACTGATCATCATCTACGTTGATCTCCAAAACTGGAGCACCTAGATCTCTGAGGCAGTATTGCTTTAGACTCTCTCTACTTGTTGGGATTGCCATTTAATTATACCTTGAATAGAGTACACTCACCCTTGATTGTAGAAGTTCCACTTGCCGCAGTAGCGAGAATACGAACATTACCACCACTAATATCTGCAGTAAATGTAGTAGCTGTATTGGCAGTTTGAATATCTAAACCAACCAAATAATTTTCAGATATAGTTACTGTGGTACCATTATGCACAAACATTAAACGACAGATTCTATATGATGTACTATTAACAACTTGCATCTCAATAACACCAGAGCGATACGTAGAAGCAGAAACAGCCAGAATAGAAGTTGCAGTTGTGCTAGAAGTAGTTCCAGTAAACAATCTGCGTGTTGCTATATCATCCTCAAGTCTCCAACCAGTAGCTGCATTCCAATCAATAACTTTATCAGTAGCACCTTTAAGGGTAATACCACCGCCAGCAGCAGTAGTATCAGTAGGAGAAGCAACAGAACCTAATTCAATATTCTTATCATCAACAGTTAAAGTTACTGAATTAATAGTAGTAGTTGTTCCATCAACAGTTAAGTTACCAGCAATAGTAACACCAGCATTAGTAATACCCATTGCTTTCTGAGCAGCATTACCAGCACTATTTTCAACAAAGAATTCTAGTTCACCATTAGAAGCACCAGCAGAAGTTTCTGCTTGGATATATGTAAACTTATCAACAGAAGATACACCACCAAGTGAAGACCAAGAGCCTGAGGAATAACCTTCGAAACCAACTAACGTAGAGTTGTAACGAATCATACCAACAGCAGGGGAAGCTGGACGTTGAGCAGTAGTACCATTTGGAATTGTCCAATGGCTAGTACCAGTGGCTGCAAGAATGTTTAATCCAGCCAAAGAAGTAGCAGTTGCGCCAAGAGCAATAGCAGTAGAACCGACAGTAACTTGACCAGCTGCCCAAGTAGGAGAATAACCAGCACCAGCTGATTGTAAAAATGTACCAGCTGCGCCAGCAGTAATGAATGCAGATAAGTTAGTATCTGATTGAATAACCAACTGACCAGCAGAACCACCAGCAATGTTAGTAGCAGTTGTAGCAACAGTAGCAGTACCAGTAGTTAATGACGCAGCATTAACCCAAACTGGAGAACCTGTACCACCAGAAATTAAAACCTGACCAGAAGTACCAGCAGCAGAAAGACCAAAACCAGAAGCTCCAGAATAAGCAACAGCACCAGGAACGCCAGTTAATGAAGAACCAGTACCACCATATGCTAAAGCAACTGCAGTACCAGTCCACACAGAACCAGTACTAAAAGTTTTATTAAGCGCAGTTTGAGCAGTAGTGGTGTTCATCATAATGGCTGCACCGCCACCAGTCACACCATCGTGAAGTCGAATTGTTTTTACATCAGTGTCGACAGAAAACTCACCATTCGCTCCAGTAAACGCATTGTTCTGGGTAGTAGTTCCTCGTCTAAATTGTACTTGGGTTGCCATTTTGAATTTCCTCTATTTTTGTATATTTATGCTTGCGCTTCTGACCAGAATAAGTTAATGTTACATGTTGCGCTTGATCCAGAAAGATTTCTAACAACAATTGCTAACACGTCTGGACCATCAGGATAGTTAGAATAACCACCAATAGCAGAGTTAGTTAATTCTTTTAACTTACCTAAGTCAATTTCAGCGAAGCCGTTAATCTGTGCAAGGGTTGAAAAGTTTTGTTCACCTGGAGTTGCTGCTGTTGAATTGCTTGTTGAGATTTGAGCAAATGAAGGTTGAGATCCAAGAGCAGAAGTGTTAACAGAAGTCCAAGTTAGTGATGATGCGTCAATATTTCCTGGATTTAGGATACCATAAACCTGCACGTTTTGTGTAGCAGTAATCTGTAACTTCTGCAGTAGCAATTGTGATCGGTTAATTAAGTCGCGATCTCCGAAAGCACCAGCAATTGAGTTTGATACAGATGGAGCCAATCTTAAAAAGAATACTGTCTTAGATTGACTGCCAGTAAATGCTTGGTTTACTGCAGCATAGTTAAAGAAATAACCACGATCTTCATCAAAGCCACCATCCATAATATAAGAAGAACCCCAGTGGTTAACAATAGGTGCACAAGTACAAGTAATTAAAGTTACCGCATTAAATCCATTACCAATAGCATGACTTGCTGCTGCGCCACCAGAGAATGTCTTATTAGAACCACCGACGAACATTTGGAAAGATGCACCACGAGTACATCCAGTTAGAGTATTACTTGTTTTACCAGTGTAGTTGATATATTCGTTATCAATAAGAATAGTACCACCAGTAGCTGGGAAACGAGAAGCATCGTGCAATACAACTGACGTAACAGAACTATTCATTGCAGTTGCTAAACGATCTCGGGCGGACTCATTAATTGCTTGATAACGAACTGCACTGTTACCAGTACGCATATACGCTTCATCGTTTACGTTGTTTTGTTTCATACGGTGGACAGGAATCATATTGCCATCTGGACCACGAAGCATAAAGTCAATAAATCCAGCACCATACCAAGAGAACGAGATACCTAACATTTGCATTTTGTTTAGGTTAACTGCATATCCAGAAATACCAGTGCCATCGATCTTGTCAAAGTTAAACTGTGATTGAGGGATACGCTGATCAATAACATGCGCAATTTTAATACCTGATGAGTTATTAACACCACGATACTCTGGGTTAATTGTCATAGAAGTATCATGGTCAATAGAACCAACACGATACGTCATACCACGAATAACAATACTATCGCCCATTTTTAATTGTTGCGTGAAACGAGTTCCTGTACCAGTAATTTGTTGCGATCCAGCAGTAACAGAAATAAATCCTGACAGCTGATAAGTTGCTGAACGCTTAACGACTGCTAATTCTTGTCCATCAAATTCCCAGAATAATCCGTTCTGATCATCAAAAGCACCAACACGAGTTGAAGCACCGATCCAGTTTTTAACAGTTACACGTGGAAGATTAGTAATAACAGCAGAAGTAGAACCCAGTACACTATTAGCAGATACTGTAAATTCGGATTCGTTAACAATAGAAACTACACCATATGTGCCGTTGTAACCAGAGGTAACAACACCTGCAATTTCAACAGTACAACCAGCTTGTAAACCATGGTCAACTTCAGTTGACACGGTAATAGTTGATCCAATAGTAGTTGATGTAGCAGAAATTTGGTCAAGGTTTAGAACTGGGTTAAACAAAACACCAGAAGTCCAAAGAATACCTTTACCTGATTGGTAACGCATATACTTTTTAGTTTGACGAGCAACAGAAGCACCATGAGAAGGAAGGAATGTTCCAAGGTTAACACCACCATCAAATGGTCTGTGTTGAACGAACGCATCAGAACGAGTATAAGTTGAAGCTACGATAGATGCGTTTGCTACTGCGCCACCAACTCGAGCAGTAAAAGTAAACGTAGTTGGAGAAGGAACAGTTTCAACGAAGAAGTTACCACCCATTAAATTGTGGTTTGTTCCAACAGAAGTAACTACGTTAACAATAGGAGATCCAGCAATCAAACCATGATTGGATGAACATGTTACAGTAATAATAGAAGGAGATGCAGCATTAGATGTATAGCCAGTTACTGGTAAAGAAGAACCAGCATAAAAACCACCACGACGTGCGTAAGTAGATTGATTAAAAACAGAAGTTCCATTAGCCCCTACAATACCTTTAGCGAAATAAGTAAACGTAGTTGAAGATGGAACCGTATTAATAACGAACGCACCTTCTGAACGAGAAGCTGTTGCAACACCTGAACAGCCGAAAATAATAACTGGAGTAGAAACAGCAAGTCCGTGATCTTGAGAACAAGTAACTGTCATAATAGATGGGTTACCACCATCTGAAGTAATATTAGTGATAAACAAATCAAGACCTGGCTTTTCGTAGATACCTGGAATACCACGGATATCTGAATAGTTCTGCCATTTAGTTGGCTGTAAACCATATTCAAAGTCAGCGTCAATTAGTGATTGTGGATTAGCAACACGTTGGCGTTCAATAGCATCAACACCAAATCCATATGGACGAACAATATTACCAATATACTTTGGGGCATCAGAGTAAATAGCAAGTTTATCGCTTGCTAACATTTCAGAAGTATTAGCAGCAAAAGTTACAGTAGTTACACCTACCTGCTCAGAGTACTGCGCAGTACCACCCATAAAAGTAGTATCTAATGGGTCGTACGAAATTGTACCATTCTTTGTTGGGTCACCAATAGCGTAAATGTTTGTTTGCTGAGTTTTGTTCGCAATAATCAAAAGCTGAGTTAAGTCAACTTTACCAGGAAATTTAACTGTTCCTGATCCCGCTACGTTTGGTGAGAAAATATATTTTTCAACTAACTGACGTGCCATTTTATATCCTTAGAATCCGAAAATAATTGAGTAACCAAGATAATCTGATTTTACAGATTGATCTAAGTTTGATAAAGAAACAATACCATCTAATCTCAATGGTCCGAGGTCAAATGTTAGTGGTACAGAACCACCGACTGCTCCGAGGTCTTCAGTGGCAATAATATTACTATCATATACAAAGCCAAGATCTGAGGTTGCTTGAGCAGCAAAAACCGCAGAAGAACCAGAAGTACCAGTATATCCAACTTGGATACCACCACTGGTATTAGTAATCTGAATAAACGAACCAGCAGTAATTCGGTTCATGGTAAATCCGTTTGAGGAATTACCGATTAAAATTTGACCAATCTCTGGTAGAACAGTTTGTCCAGTACCACCCTGAGCAATACCTAATTGAGTAGTCAGAGTTAAAGAACTTAGTGTTGTTGCGCCAGCACTTAGTGTACCAGTTAAAGCAGTATTACCAGTAACACCTAATGTTCCACCAATAGTTGTATTACCAGTAATCCCCATAGTTGAGGAGAATGTACCAGTTGTGCCAGTAATTCCAGCTGCAACAATATTTGCAAGGGTGCCAGTAATTACTTCAGAAGTATTGGTAGTGTTTAATAAGAAACGAATATCACCAGTTGCTTGTTTGTAACCAATAAAACCATATCTGTTAGCACTAGAATAATAATTGAATTCTAGACCACGATCTTTACTATCATTAGTAGTTAATACAGCACCACCAGTACCAGTACCAATTCTAATAATTGGATCAACAATAGTAGTTACTGTTGAGTTAATTGTTTGAGTAGTACCATTAAGTGTAATATTTCCAGTTACAGTTAATGATCCACTAATGGTAGTATTACCAGTAACACCAAGAGTGCCACCGATAGTTGTGTTGCCAGTAACACCTAATGTTCCACCGACAGTNGCATTGCCAGTTAGTGCTAGTGTTGCACCAGTAAAACCACCTTCNCCAAGAGCAAGACTGGAACCTAAGATTACGTTTGTTAGATTCGCACGAGCAGTCTGATGACCACCAGCAGAAGAACCATCATGAACACGCAACGAATTATTAGTTGTGTCAAGTGTAAGTTCTCCCGCAGCACCAGTAAAGGTGTTATGTTGGGTAGCTGTACCACGTCTAACTTGTAATTGAATTGCCATGTATTATTCTCTTATACGATTGAACCGTGATCTTGCAAGGTCATAACTGTTTCAGTGATATATCCAAAATCATAGGGGACAACACCTGCAGCAGTAGATCCGCTGGCACCGATAACATCTACAGTACCATCTCCTGCAATTTGTAAACCACTACCAATTTTAATACCGCCAAGTACTGAGGATGATGCGATTGGAAGAGTATAACTTCCACCGCCACCACCAGCCGATGCTGCCCACTGAATACCAGATCCAGTAGATGTTAAAACATATCCACTTGTACCAGTACTACCACCAGCAGTTAATGAACCAGTAATTACTGGACTATTTAGTGTTTTATTAGTTAGTGTTTGGGAGCCAGTTAAAGTTGTTACAACTGAAGTATCTACAGAAATAGTGCCAGTTGTAGTGATTGCACTGCCAGTAGAACTTGTTAAACCAGTTCCAGCTGAAATAGAAGTTACTGTTCCAGAACCACCGCCAGAAGCAGTAGAACTAATAACACCATCAGTAATAGTTATGGTTGTTCCATCAACTTTAACAGCACCAAGTGCACCAGTAGTTGCAGTGGGTAATCTAGCTGCAGCGATAGTGCCAGTAAGGTTACTTGCAGCTAAAGCACCAGAGAGAGTAGTGGCACTAAATGTTCCAGTCAACGCTAAAGTGGTTGTACCAGAATTCCAGTTTAAAGCAGTAAGTGGGCTAACAGCAGTAGTTGAACTTGCGTAATATGTTAGATTACCAGAAGTACCACTATTAACAGTTCCTGAACCACCGCCACCGCCACCACTTGAACTGATAATACCAGTGGCAGAATCAATAGTGATAGAAGTTCCATCAACACGAACTGCACCAAGATTAGCTGTAGACGCTTTTGGTAAGTTAGCGGATTGAATAGTTCCAACGATGTTACCAGCAGCAACAGAACCAGCTGATCCACTAATAGAACCAGTAATTTGGTTTGTTACTGTTAAATTAGTAAGTGTGCCAACAGAAGTTAAACTAGAGTTAGTTACATTGGCAGCTAGAGTTGCGCCAGTTAATTGACCAGCTGCTGCAGCGCCAACTGCAGCTACAGCAGAAATAACACCATCAGTGATAGTGATAGAAGTTCCGTCAATCTTAACACCACCAAGCGCACCAGTGGTAGCGATTGGTAATCTAGCAGCAGGTAATGTACCACTAGTAATATTTGAAGCATTAGTTGTATCAGTAGTTGCTGAAGCAGCAAGACCAGTAATTTTACTACCAGCTAAACTTGTGATAAAAGCAGGGTTAGCGTATGATACTGATGTATAGACACCATTAGTGACAGAACCAGCATTACCAGTTATAGAACCTGCAATTGGATTAGTGACAGTAAGGTCAACCAAAGTACCAACAGCAGTTAAACTTGAAGTAACTACGTTAGAAGCAAGAGTAGTTCCTGTTAATGCTAGAGCAGGTGCTTGTAAACCAGATTGAGTAACAGAAATAATACCAGTGGAAATACCAATAGTAGTATTATCAACACGCACACCACCAATCTGAGTAGAAGAAGCAGTAGCTAAACCAATAGTTCCGCTAGTATTAGTAATACCAGAAGTAGCAACTGCTGGTATAATTACACCACCAAGAGTTGTGGTAGTTGTGGCAGGTAATGTGTAAGAACTTGTGCCAGTAATTGTTAGGGTGCCAGTACCAGTATTTGTGGTAAGACTGATACCTGTTCCAGCTGCTAGAGTTAGAGTAGCAGTAGAAGAACCAGCAGTAAGAGTTGATTGACCAGCAACAGCAACAGCTGAATATATCGCAGAAGGTATTGTTGGTTTGCCAGATAGATCAGCGTACGCACCACTAAACAGATTTGGTGTACTGGTTAAATCAGAATATGAACCAGTTGTGGCTACCGTGGCAAAAGTAGGTTTTCCAGAAAGACTAGAATATGCACCATCAAAATTCGTGGAAATTGTTCCAGAAGTTACACTTAAACCACTACCAACAATTACACCACCAAGAGTAGAAGTAGTAGCTTCTGGTAAAGAATATGCAGCAGGTAGAGTCGCCCAAGCAACACCACTACCTGTTGATCTTAGATATTGATTATTAGTACCAGTGGTAGTCGAGGGAGCAGTAACCCCTATGGTATTACCCATACTATTACCATGCGGTATACAATAATATCTTAGGTCAGCTGGCGCATTACTAGCAACTGTAATAACTGTTTGTGCACCAGCAGATCCAGGAGTGCCAGTAGTTACTACACCAGTAGTATATGAGGCTCCACTACCATCTTTAAACGCAAGTTGATGACCACTATTAGAAGCTGCGCTTTGATTAAATGTGTAAACACCAGTACGAACAAAACTTAATATTGGGGTGCTTACTCCATCTATTACGAATACACTGCCAACAACAGTAACTGTGAATGTTTGAGAAACTGTAAGATTTGCAGTAAGTGTGCCTGTTAAAACTGAGTTACCAAGCGATGGCGCAGTTAGGGTTTTGTTTGTTAGGGTTTGACTTGTAGATGTATCTACAATTTGTTTACGACTACTGCCAGTACCAATTGTTAATACACCAAATCCAGAATCATAAGCAATCGAGCCTGTGTCAGTTTGAGCAGGTGATGCAGATACAGGAACTACTAATGTACCACTGGAAAGTGAAACTGTACCACCATTAATACTCGGAGTATTAAGAGTAGGACTAGTAAGGGTTTTGTTTGTTAGGGTTTGTGTTGCTGTTAGTGTAACTGTTGCAGAGTTATACGCAGCAAAGGATTGGATGACGTTATTGCTATTTTTGAAATACAGGAAGCCATCAGCATAATTTAATGCCAGCTCACCGTAATCCAAGTCAGACGTCTCTGGGGCTTTGCCCAATACAGACGACTTCTTGAGTAAGACTTTATTACTCATCCATATTCCTAAAAAGGTTAGCTGGGGATAAGAATCCCCAGTATTATACTATATTTAGTTAGTACGTACCACCATCAATTTGGAAACCATCCAACATTGATGTTGCAGCACCCGCACCGATAATATCAGTTCCAACATAAATTTTCTTAGCAACTGATAAACCACCAGACATAACAACACCAGCAGTTCCAAGTGGACCAGCTTCAGTAGTGTTAGTGAAAGTAATTAAACCAGAACCAGCAATAGTAGTACCGCTGAAAGAAGAAGCAGTAATTGTCTTATTGCTTAGTGCTTCAGAACCAGCTAAAGTAGCAAGAGTACCAGTAACAGGTAGTGTTAATGTAGTGTTTGCAGTTGCAGTTAACGCAGTAGTAAACGCACCGATAGTGCTTAAATTACCACCAAGTGTAATTGTCTTACCAGTGTTATTAACACCAGTACCACCATATTGACCACCAATTACTGAACCAGTCCAAGTACCAGTTGTGATAGTACCAAGAGTAGTGATAGTAGCTTGACCAACATAACTTGAAGAGATATCAATCGCATCAGCAGAGATAGATATACGGTTATTAGTACCAACTGCATTTAGAGTGTTACCAGTCTTAGTTAAACCATCACCAGCGATAACTGAACCAGCACCAGAGAACTGAACGAAAGTAATCGGTGTAGTACCGACAGTAATAGCACCTACGTTAGTACATACGTAACCATTGCTTGCACCAACAGTACCTTCTTCAACGAAAGTAAACGCACCTGGAGTAATTTCGCTGTTTTCATCAGCATCAGTTGTACGAGTCAATACCCAGTTTGTAGAAGCAGTACCAACAGTAGTTACTCTATAGAAACCATTCTGTAGACCAGTAGTTTGATCTTTAACAAGAACACGATCACCAACAGTAAGAACTCTGCTATCAATAGTAAGAGCAGCTTGAGTACCAGAGTTAGTAAGAGTTGCACCAACACCAGAAGTTCCGTTAGAATATGTTCCAGTTAAGTTACCAGTTGTAGTAACGATAACTGAATCTTTAACATCAAGACCAGTCTTAACTGCGTCAACATAGTTCTTAGTAGCAGCATCGCTAGACTGAGTAGGTTCAGCAACAGAAGTAATACGCTTGTTAGCAACGTCAACAGTACCTGTACCAGTCGGAACTAAGTTAACACTGTTATTACCAGATGCAGCACTAACAGACATATTGCCAGAAGTGGCAGTAATGCTAGTTGCTAGAGCAGCACCAAGAGTTGGAGTTACTAGAGTTGGGCTGTTAGAGAATACTAGAACACCAGTACCAGTCTCATCAGATATAACACCAGCAAGTTCAGCAGAAGTAGTGGCAGCAAATACGCTTAGTTTGTTTGCTACATAAGCAACAGTACCACCAGCACCAAAAGCAATAGAAGAAGTATCAGTACCAGTTAATGTTAAAGTGTTGTTTACAGTAAGAGTCTTACCGTCAGCAATAGTTAAAGTAGAACCAGTTGCTGGTGCTGTGATTGTTACTTTGTTAATACTAGTTGCAGAAGCAACGCCAAGAGTTGGAGTTATTAGAGTTGGGCTAGTAGCAAAAACTAGAACACCAGAACCTGTTTCATCAGAAACCGCAGTCGCCAACTGAGCAGATGTCATAGTTACGGTATTAGAACCGAAACTAATTGTCTTGTTTGTTAGCGTATCAGTGGTATTTCTACCAACTAAAGTATCAGTAGCAGCTGGTAGAGTTAATGTAGTAGAACCAGCAGCTGCAGAAGCTACAACAGTTGTAGTACCTGTGGTACCATTAAAGATTGCGCCAGTAGAAGCAATAACTGGAGTAGTTAATGATGGGCTTGTTAATGTCTTATTAGTAAGTGTTTGTGTACCAGTTAAAGTAACAACACTGGAATCGATATCAAAAGTAACGCTAGTTGCAGTACCAACAGCAGTTACTGCTGAAGTGATACCAGTACCACCAACAAAAGTTATTGTATCTGTTAATAGAGCAACAGAATCAGTACCTGTGTCACCAGCAATATTTAAAGAAGTTGCTAGAGAAGCTGTACCAGCAGCAGTTAAACGACCAAATGTATCAACAGTGAATGTTGGGATTGCGCTAGAAGAACCATAACTACCTGCAGAAACTGCAGTAGTTGCTAAAGAAACTGTAGAGGTATTTGCGCCATCAGAGTTAGTAACAACAATCTGTCCTGCAGTACCAGTAACTGCACCACCAACTAGATCATAGATAAACTCAGAAAGGGTATCAGTCGTACCATTAATATATGGATTATTAAGAACTAATTTACCAGTACCATTTGGAGTAATATTAATATTACCATTGGTATCAGTTGATGATAATGTGTTACCAGTTAATTGAGTATTGCCAACTTTCCAAGTATCAATCGTACCAGTTGCAGAAAGAACTGGGATTGAAGATTGGTTAGTAGTTAGTGTGCCAGCAGTAGAAGCGTCAATTAAACCAGTATAGTAAGTACCACCAATTACAAGGTGGTTAGCAGCATTACCTGAGGTCTCTGACCCCATACCGATGTAAAGACGATTACCACCTGCGCCACCAAAAGCTGAGTACGCTAATTCGCCAGTGCCAAGAACAGCTGGGTTTCCTGCAACCGATGAGCGTTTTATTCTAATTATTGATGCCATCTTTTATTCTCCGATTAAACGATTAATATTCGCCACCTTCCATATTCTGCGCATCAAGCGTAGTGGAAGAGGTCCATTTATTTGTGTTTGTTTTGTAAACTAGTATGGACCCGTTTACTTTACCATTAGTAGTTACATCGACATCGGCGATGTTTGATATTGATTCAACGAAAGCTGGTGCAGCTAAGTTTGTCGATGAAAGTGTAAGAACACCTTCCGAAACTGCTACCGATAATGCTTGGTCTGGGGTTACTACTGCTATTGTATCTGCCATTATATTTGTGTTATCTGTGGGGTTATAGTTACGATACCCTCTACAACTCTGGTTTTAGCAGCTGCTGCAGAAGTGATCTCCACGTCATATAGCCATCTCCCTGCAGGGATAGCCGAAGAACTTGAAGCGGATAGTTGGAGTCTGACTTTACCGTTGGCTGCATCGTAGACCGATGCGGTAAATGCGTATACCGTGGATGAACTGTAGGACTTTCTCATTTGAGAAGCCACAGTATACCCACTTAAATTCAGAGGTTGTCCGTTGGTTGAACTTACAGTAATTATGTTACTGTAATCACTCCCAGCGTCCACAAAAAGATTGCTAATAGTAGCCATTGACCCATCCTAAACACTATTCTTATACCTCTTTATTTATAAGATACGGAACTTGGGTTTTGCAGAATTAAATTGCAGCGATTGGGATAATTTTTTTGGCTTTACGAGTATTTTCTGGTTTGCCATTTACCCACCAAAAGATATCTTTACGATCTTGTCTTAGTGGACCATCAATATATTGTGGGATATATCCAGTTAATAATTCAATTGCAGCAGTAAACATTACAATATTATCACTGTATGAGTTGTCGCAAGTAGCTTCCCACAAATCACCAGATAAAAAGAAACATGCGCCTTTACAAATATGTAAAACTGGGCAATTTGAACATTCTTTCCTATCACTCCAGTGAGTACCAGTTTTAACTTCTACGGATGCTAGGTCTGAAACATGACCAATATGATGAGAAACCCCAGCTGGACTACTAGAAACTGTAGAAACATTTTGACAAGTTAATACATTACCATTAAGATCTATAGCAAGGTTATCGCTAAGATCCATACCACATTTTTGTGTTAAGGTTTCTTTTCTTTTGCCAGTTTCTAATGATTGAATAAAATTTTTAACTTTCTCATGTATGGTAATCCATCTAGTTACACCACCTTCTCGCATTTCATTTAATGATAGATTTCTAAATTTAACCTGATCATTATCATCCATTAAAGAATTTTGTAAACCACCAATATCGTAAGCATCAATAAACGTACCCTCACCAATCAATAGGTATTGTAGATATTCTTCTTCAAGGTTATCCGTTATAAATTTTTCAAAAAACTGTTGAATATCTCTACGACTAGTATTTTTATTATTAATCATAGAATTAAAACTCATTTTGCCTTTAGAAGCAAGAGTTTTATACGCATAAAGAATACCTTCTTTACTATTAGTATCTTCTAGTGGATCTGGTCCACGAACAAATTGCCCTGGACCATCATGAGATACTGATAAAGAAAAATCTAGTAAATCAAACCAATCAACCTTTTCTTTATCTAATAAACTACCATTAGTAATAACTGATTTTTGCGCATTAGGATATTTTTTATGTAATTCTTCTGCAAGAGGTTTTAGAGTTTTCCAATATACTAATGGTTCTCCACCCCAAAATTCAAATACTCTTCCAGCACCTAATCCATCTTCACCACCATCAAACCACACACTCATATTACTAACGAATGGTATAACATCGTCTGGGTTTGTAGAATCAGCGTGCGGAACAAATCTTTGGTTGCAATAATCACACTCAAAGTTACAAGATAATCCAAGTTGAATTTTAACTCGTTTTGGTTTCTTACCTTTATGAATTTTAACTTGCTCTAATTCTCTAGTATCAAGTTTAGTATTAACAATTGGTGTTCCGTCTTCCCAAGTCAATGTGCTAATACTAGAATCATAATGAATAAATTTTTGCTCAGAAGTATCTGGTTTAAAGCATGATATTTTAAATAACGACATTTATAGATCCTCAAAATGAAAATAGACTGGGTTACCAGTCTATTTATGTATATAAAATTAGAGTTAAGATAATGTTTTGGTAAATCTACCAACACCAGTATACTGTTTAAAATTAATTTTAGCATCAACAATATCACCAGATTGTAGTGATGATGTTAGAATACTAAAAGAGCCAATACCATTAGTAAGTTTAACACGTGTTTTATTAATAATACCAACAATTGGTTCTACATAAACCATATCTAAAGATGTGTCCGAACTATTTACTGTAATAGTAATAGTATCACCAACAGCAGGAGTTGCTTGTTGTGTAGTAGCAGTAATTATTGAGAAAAACTCTTTCCAAGATCTTAGTTCAGTAGAAATGGTGTGTGGAGAATTTACTTCAACATTAATTTCAGCACCACCTACTTCATTATAAACCGAATATTCAAAAGTAGTAAAATCACCCAATGCACACGGAATAAAAATTCTCAGTGGTGAGAAATACCAAGTAGTATTAGTATTTGCTAGTATTTCGTCTTTATTAATTATGGTTGTTAGCAGCGGAAATACAATATTAGATTTACTTAGTGTTACTTCTTCTGGTGAACCTGTAAATCCATTAATAGCAAGGTCAGCAGGAATTACAAAAGACTGTGACGCAAACATTTCATTAGATTTAAGATCTTCTAATGATATGGTCATATTGTAAATAATATTATTATCATCGGTTCTAATAAATTTATAGTTCAGGATATTAGATGTAATATTTAATACGTGTTTGAAACTAGGATTTGTGATTTCTTCTGTGCGGTATGAACTTAATCTACCTGTTATAGTAGATGAGGTTTTATAAATTTTTGCCATTGTTTTTCCTATTAGCAGTTACAGTTACAGTTACAATTACAGAATAGCACTGCAGTATTACCTTGTTTAGCGAAGTTAGTAACAGGACCACGATAGTTTCCTTGTTGATTTAAACTAGTTGCATCCATAAATCCTCCATAGTTACCCAAGTTATTTGAGAACTGTGATAGTGCAGTTGGAACACCTTGAACGCCACCATATGAAATGTTAGATGCAGTGGCAGCATTACCACCAATGTTTGTAACAATAACAGCACCAGTATTACCTTGAACTGAAGTAACAGGAACTGAAACAATAACAGCGCCAGTATTACCTTGAACTGAAGTTACGTTGGCAGCAATAGTTGGATTACCAGCAGCGCCATCTCCGTTAGTAACAGAAATACCAGCACCAGCAGTAATAGTTCTTAAAGCAGCAGTATTAGCAGCAGTCTTAACATAAACACCAGAAGTACCAGTAAGAGCACCGATAGCAGATAAGTCACCATCGAATGGTTGAACGTCAGTACCGAGAACTAAACCAAGAGTAGAACGAGCAGTGGCAGCATCAGCGTCATCGATAAGACTACGACCATATGCGGAAAGGGTAGTTGTAGTAGCGGTACCAGCTCCACTGAAGTATGGTAATGCGTTAGCAGCAGAAGTAACACCAGCAAGCGCAGCTAGATCAGCATCATACGCTTGAACGTCAGTGCCAATAGCAACACCCAAGTTAGTTCTTGCAGCTGAAGCAGTAGTAGCACCAGTACCACCTTTAGCAACAACTAGAGTAGCTTGTAGGTCAGTAGCAGTAGTAGCATTACCTGCAAGAGCAGCAGTAATAGTACCAGCAGCAAAGTTACCAGAAGCGTCACGAACAACAACAGTAGATGCTGTGTTTGCAGTAGCAGAATTTAAACCATCAAGTAAGTCAGCGTCAAGACCAGAACCTGAGCCATCAACAGTAATTAGTTTTGCCAGAACGTCAGCTGCAGTGTAACTGGCAGCAGTTTGGCCAAGTGCAATCTGCGTGGATATATTTGAGAAGTTTGCGTCAACTTCAGCGTTGGTAAGAGGACTACCTTTGGTAGATCTTAGGGTTAGCGATGGAGCAGTTATAGATGCCATTTAAGTTTCCTTAGTCAGTCTTATTTAGTAGATACCAGCTGCAGAAGAAGCTGTTTTATATCTGATAATTCGTTCTTTATGTTATTTATGTCTTCTGTATGTTGAGAAATTTCAGCTTCTCGGGCTTCAGCTTTCCTCGTTCTATCAAGGTATTCTTCATACTCAGTTCTATTATTATTTAGGATCGCACCAGTAGTTGTATCTCGAACTAAACTGGCGTGACCCTGTACTTTTAAAAATTGCTTCATTTATTTAACACAAGCAATAATTCTAAAATCTTTAATAATAGGAACAGCTGACGTATTGGTAGAATTCATAACGATTTTAACCACGATAGTGTCAAACGAAGGCATACCTGTTAAAGTGTAAGCAATATCGCTGAAAGTAGGATTACCATTATCTACTTTAGTAACTACACCATCAGCTGTCATCAGAGTATATTTAGTATTATCCAACTGAGCACTGTCACCAGTACAAGTCTTATAATAAACAGAAACATCAGCCTCAGCAGGGATATTTGCAGCTAGCATAACTCTTAGGTAAGTAGAAGCGTTTGCAAATTTAACTGGAGTAGTTACATATTTACTTTGTGAAGTGCTACCAATCGGAGCAATTTCGTCAGCAAATAAGATTCTAGCAGTAATAGTAGTACCAGAAACAGAAGCCTCGCCAGTAAACGTAGTGTTTAAAGTAAGAGTACCAGTAGTTCCGTTATCGCTGAATGCAGTAACTAAGAAAGTCCCATTATTACCACCAGATGTTGCTCCAGAAATAGTAACAAATTTACCAATACCTATACCAGCCATTGCAGTTCTAACACCAGCGACAGTGGAAGTAATAGTCCCACCTGACACAAACGTAAACGCACCAGTAGCATGAGTAAACGATGTGATATTATCCAGAGCAGATACGTTAACATTGGACTCAGTTGGTTTATTCAACTTATTACTAATTGCAATTAAACTTGTACGAGTAGTATCAATAACTGGAGAAACTGAGTCGTTAGTAGTTTTCATCTGAGCAGAGAAAGTTACCGACTTAGCGCCAGCCAATGATAGATTCTCATTAGTCTCAGAAGCAATCATTCTCGGAGTATAAAAATAATTATTTTCTTTATTTAATGCAGGAGAAAACCCAGAATCGCCTACATATGACGATTGACTACCATCAACTGATTTACCAGAAGTAGTTTTAATATTAAATGTAGTTGCTGTATCAGAGAATGTTTGCATCTGAACAGAAGGAGTAATAATATCATATTGAATATTTCTGCTGGCTTTTACAAAAGTACCACCAGTATATCCGCTAGTGGTAGCTGCAGTAGAGACAGTGAATGTATACGAATCAGGATCAACATTACCAATAATCTTAGTAGTGAATATTTGAATAGCTGGGATACCATTAATTGGAGATACGTATTGGAAAGTAGAACCAGCAGCAGCTACAACACCAGAATTGGCAGTAAGAGTTAATGAAGTATTACTTGCAATAGAAGCAACGGATCCAATTAGAACATCAGCAGAGTTATACAAACTTGCTCCAACTGCTAGTTGAGTTGTAAACGCTGTGCCAGAACCAGTAACAGTAGTGCTGCTTGTTGAAGCAGTAATAGTACCAGTTCCTAAATCGTTGCAGTTAACTGCAGAGATATCTACAGTTGAACCAGTTGGCATACCATGATCGTAGTGCCAAACACGAACAGTTGTTGAACCTGAAGTAGTTTGGAATGGATCAGTATCTAAAGTATCGTATGGAACAACATCGTTAACAAACTCAACATCACCAATTACTGAAGTGTTAAACACAGCACGTTTAATTGTAAACTTAATATCAGCGTTATCGTCTGCAGTCCAAGTAGATGCGTTCTGTGATTTAAACATTACACCAGCGTAAGGTTGAACCGAAATAGATCTTCCTGAACCTGGGATCTGGTCACCCATATAAGAGATCCAAACATTATAGTTATTTGAATCAGACTGAAGAACGAAACAGTATTCAGTATTATCCTGAACATAAACTGGACTCTCAAACGTGAATGTTGTTGCAGTATCATAACTACGCTTAGAAGTGCCGTCAGGCATAGTTACAAAATTAGCAGATAGATTAACTTCTTCTGAACGCAGAGTCACAGTACTAAATGCAAGAATGTTTTTACCTGGAGTCCCATTTACCATCTCACGAACTTGTAGAGTAACTGGTAGATTATCATCCTTAGTAGCAAAGAACACATCAATGGAAGTTAAGAATGCGCCACCTTTTTGCTGAATTAAGAATGACTGCGCCAGTGGGTCATACCAACCAGTGTCTGAAGTTACACGATACGTAGTATCAAAAATAGTTTGTTCGCTAGTTATTTCTTCTTGAACTAATATTGCGTTTCTTACAGCATTAACAGTTGCTTGTTTAGTAATTAGTGTACCATCAGCAACATAATTAGTAATACCACGTGAAGTGTAATCACCATTATATGTTGTAACGTCTACTAATTTAAATTCTCTGGTACCAGTTCTAAAACGAATCGCATCAGTTTCTGGAATATTAAATAAAAATTCTAATTCACCAGCTGCATTTGTTACCAGTGTAGATTGTGGTGTTATTGAAACAACAGTACCTTGTGCGCTACTATTTGATCCAGAGATAGTTTGCCCATTGGCAAATGTACCTTTAACATTTACAACACTTAAACAATAAGCATCATTTTCGTCAAGATATACGTTAACAACTACCGCTGTTGCAGTACCTGCGTTATTGGTAATAACATCACCAGTGTTCAGGCACACTTGTGAATCACCTTCGATTCTACGTGCAGTTGCAGAACCTTGACCACCTACGTTTACTTTACTATTGAAGGTACCAGATGTTGGGGTGTACACCAATTTCTGAGCAGCAGTACAATAACTAGAAACATCGATACCATCAAAATAAGGATAGAAACGTGTAGATGGTTTTAGTTTATAAGCCTGCACAAGAATATTTCTTGAGCGAATGTATGGAATAACTGTTGTTGAAACTGTTCTATCGTCAACTTGTTCGTAGTCAGTCTTTAGTTCAATTTTTGTACTAACACCAGTTCTAGATTGACCAACTGTAGTTGCAACTATATCTGCAGTTACTGTACGGGCTGCCCAACCAGCTGCTGCTGGACCAAGACCAAATGTAGCGTCTAAGAATGCTCCACCATCACCACCACGACGATCTGCGCTAAAATTTTGACTACCAGTAACAACTGCATCACCAATCCATTGAGTTTTCCAAGCACCCCAAACACTACCTAACACTCCATCTTTTTGGGCTTGCGCTTGTATAGAATTATAATTACCTTCTACCTGTTGAATAATATCAGGCATTCTAGCAGTTTCAAACCAATCATCGGTTGGAGGATTTAATTGAACATTGCCAAGGAAAGTAAAGATAGCGAATGGGTTAATATTCTCAAGACGAGATGCGTATACTTGTGTAACTATTGGAGTTGTAGTATATGGTAATGTAATGATATCACCAGTCAACTTATAGTTTGCAGCTGTACGAGCAGAGTCGTTTGAGTATTTTTCCAGTAGATTTGCATTATATACTGTATAGAATGGGCGAAGAGTATTTTCTTTCATGTCAATAGCACAGAAATAATCTTCAGAACCAACATTACCTAATTTATTCCCTGCAAAATTATCAACAACGAAACCATTCTTCATTCTATCTAAACCAGAACTATCTTTGATAGACAGAGATTGAGTTTCTTGCTCAAGCATACTTAGAGCAGTATAATATTCTAGAGTATTGATACGCTTATCTAAAACACCGATATCACGCATGGTGTATCTTTTATTATCAACCTTAAAAGAAACAACATTAGATTGTGTTGCATTAAATGTATATGCACTTAAATCTAGAGTATAAAGGACCATGCCCAAAGATGGGCTTGCTGGGTATCCTGGAGTTAGAGATGAGACACCAGGAATATTAAAAATTAAACCATTGTAGTCAATAGCAATTTTATCGTTTCTTGGTAGATAGTAACTATAATCAGCAGTAACCGCTTGACCACGTTTCGGCACGCCAGAAACAATAGCACCAGTACCAATAAAGTTTTTAGCACCGACAGATTTATTTGCCACACGTGGGCGAAAATCTAATGCATCTCTTAAAACTGGTGGTATATCTTTATAGTCAATACCGCTATATGAGTTAACATTAAAGTAATCTCCAGCCCCATGTTCAAAGTATTGATATGTTACTCTAATTGGGTTTGATGGAGCAGCATAAGATGGTTTTAATGTTAGCGTTGCCAAATCATAGTGAGTAGATCTTGAACCACTATCAACATCGTAACGATCTGAAATATCAACAGTATATTGATTGCTTGTTGGGGTACTACCAAAAGCAACACTTGGAGCCATTGTAATACTTACGATCCTAAACAAATCTGCTTTATCTAGGGAAATAACATTTGCTTGCGCAGCTACAGCTGTAGTAAACGATTCAAAAGTGTTTGTTAAGGTTTTAGTTTTCTCGAAGCCAGAACCATTACGAATAACTGTTGCAATAACAGAAATTGAACGACCAGATTGAGCAGAAGGAACAGTAATACTACAAGTTGATCCAGAAGGATTGATTGCAACTGGAGTAATAATAGTACCACCTGCTGCAGCATCATTATCAATAACAATATAATTAGTAGGTTCTGCAGTTGGAGCGAAAGTTCCTGACGTACTTAAAGTCAGTGCCACGCCAGTAGCAGTTTGGGTAAACTTCTGTTGAACATAGAAAGTTGTATTATTAGTACCACCGCTGCCAGCAGTTCTCATAGAACGGATTGCTTGATATGGCAGTGGGAAAATTAATGATTGTTTCTGTGGTTCAAGAATCTCAGTTGTACACTTAGCAATTGTTGCACCAGTAACTGTAATAGTTGCATCAACAGTAATAGTACCTTGAGCAGATACTGCTGTTACTTTACGGAAAGATCCAGCACTACCACCAATAAGAACTAAATCATTAACTTGTAAATCTGTTAAGAAAGATGTGCCATTACCAGTAACTGTTGTTGAAGAAGCAGTTACCGAACCATCTAATTGATCAACTACTGGGCTAATATCAGCAGTAAAGTTTAAGTTGGAATCAGAAAGTGCTGTATACGCGAAACCTTTAACATCAGCGTTAAAAGAATATCCTGGATTCATTTGAACCTCAAACAAACCAAGTTTATAAATTGCAGAGTAACCAAACGGTAAACCATTATGCCATTCTATAAAGCGTGCACGAGCGTAGCCAACAATAGTTCCTTGAGGAGATCCTCGATTTGTAGAACCAGTTATGTTGTTATATAATGTAATCTGCGCAAGACTATCAACTGGAGGTAAATTGTTTACGTTTGTAACTAATACATAATTACCAACAGTAGTATCAACAACTGAAGCAGTAGCCTGAACGAAGTCGCGTGCTTTAGGCACAGGGATATATGTTATTGCAGTTTTCTCAATTTCATAACCACGAACATACGCTTTGCCCGATTCAATACCAATAGCAAGTTTTGATTCATCCCCATTAATATTAATACCACGATTGTATACTGGTTTTATTTCATACTGCCAGTTAACACCAGTAGCACCTGGACCATCGAATGCAGATGAAGATGTATGCGTCGGAGGAGTTGTAATTGATGTTGCTGAATTTAAAGCAACATAAGTGTAACCACCGTATGAAACGATATCACCAATTAAGAATGCAGTATTAGAAGTCCACGTCCCACGATTATTGTTACGATGTTCACGAATATCAATACCAAAACCATTAACAGTATAGTCACCAGACTCATCGAATGTACGACGTGCCAGCTCATCGCCAAGAAAAGAATAATCAGTTTTTTCAACGATAGTCTTAATTTCACCATTTGTTACACGAATCAATTCTACAAAATTTGAATCTGATACTGAATCAATTGCAAGTTTCTTCAAAGTTAAATCAATATAATAACGATGAGCACCTGGAGCAGCATAGTTAAAACTATTTTGCGCATTATCAAGTAGAGTTTCATCTTCTTCTGGAGTAACAATCTCTTCAGAGACGTTAAGACCAATACGATATGTTGGTGATGCAGTATATTTGTCAAGAACGATAGTTTGTGTGTCAACTAAACAGAAATTACCATTAATATAATAAACACCAGAATTAACAGTTGCTGTTGAACCCTTACCGATAGAGTCATTTGCAGAACCAACTTGAACAGAATATATACTATCTTCAGTAATTAGAACTTCATTAACAGCAAAAGTTTTAGTTGTTTTATCTGTACCAGATTGTTGGTAGTTTAAATATAGTGTAGTTGGATCACTGGCTTCTGCGCTTTGAGTAAGAACTACTGTGGCTTTTACACCAGTAGTCTGGCCAATTAAAGTTTTACCAAGTAAATTTGTGCGGAATGTTTCGACAGCAACACCATTATACAAGGAGATTAGTTTTACGTAATCAGCACCCTTTCCAGGTTGTGTAATAGTCTGGATTGATGCTTGCCCAGGGATAACCATGGCACCTTGTTTAAAGATCGCATCACCATGGCGCTTAATTTGATTCTGCAGAATACTCTGCATTTGAGTTAGTTCGCGAGCCTGAACCGCAAATGAAGGGCGATAAAGAATACGGTAAAACTTTTTAGTTTCGTCGTAGTCGTCGTTATACGGTTCGGTATTGAAATCTAGCATTCTTTTACTCTTTAAGTTATTTGTTTATTTATGTTAAAAGTTTATAACAGTTCTTAGAGTCACGTTTTGATCAGCAGTAGGAGTAAACGCTACTTTGTTATCTATGAATAGTAAGTGTCCTGAATATTTATCTGCTGTTGGAGCTGTTACACCTGATGCAGAGAAAGTATTTCCTGCAGCATTAACAAATGTATTACCAACTGCGGGAACTACATTATCAATAGATTGTAATAGAACTCCCGTACTTGTCAAAGCAACAATTCTAAATAATGGTCCAGTTGCAGAACCTAAGTTTACTTGCATATCTTGAGCGAAGTTATTAATATCAATAGTCCCAGCAATAACGTAGCAAGCAGACGCTAAACTAGAAGCCAAGTTACCAAATGCTCCAAATTTTCTTGGGTTTTTAATAAGTCCAAGTTGACGGAAGTCATTGTTTACAGTAAATCCTTGGTTAGCGTCCTTTGAGATGTTGCTGTAGAACATTAATTTCTTGGCAAACATACCAGTAATAGGATCTTTGCCGTGGCCACCGTATGGAGCCATTANAGCACGAGCAACAGCACCTTGGCCACCNCCTTGATTAAANGCTACNTTAGCATAACGATATCCAAGACCATAGTTTAAAACTTCAATCTTATTTACTCTACCATTCACCACTCGAGCCATTGCAGAAGCACCAGTTCCGTCACCAGTAATAGTAATAGGAAAATCTGCGCCATAACCATAACCGCCAGAGATAACTGGGTAAGCCATAACACGACCATCAGGTGTCAACAATTCAGTGTTCGCTTGAAGCGTATTAATATCACCTGGAGACAAATCTGCAGTTAACTGAGCCAAAGTACCATTACCAGTTACAGTTAAGTTAGCGTATGTGTAGCCAATACCACCATCATCAATCTGAACAGATCTAATTTGACCATCAGTAATTAATGGNATAAGTTTAGCTGTGGATTGAACACCAACGAAATAAGCAGTGGCACCATTACCAGCAGAAACTGGAGTAATTGTGGCAGTTGGTAAAGTNGAATATCCTGCACCGTATTTTAAGTTAGCAGTACCAGTTGCAGTTGATCCAGCATATTTTAATGTTGCAGTACCATTGGTAGCAGTTTGTAAAACTGGAGTACCAAGAATCAATCCTGTTCCACCACCGCCAGTGAATGTNATTGTCGGTGGATTAATATAACCAGTACCACCGCCAGAAACTGTGATTGCNGTAATTACACCAGCAGAAAACACNGCAGTAACTACCGCATTANTNCCACCCGTAACATCAGGTGCACTTACTGTAAATGCAGGAGACGAAGTATAACCAGTACCGCCATTTGTTACAGGAACAGAAGTAACAGCACCAGTAATAGTTGGAGCAACAGAAGCGTGAGTAGTTCCAGATACAGTTACTGTGTAAAGTCTATTTGAGAAAAAGATTTGTTGACCAACAGTTACTGCAGTACTTGCAGTCCATTGAGTTCCAAAAGTTAGAGTTGGAACTGATGTATAAGAATCCCCTGAGTTGGAAACAAATACTCGCGATACCGAAGTACCATTCATAATCGCTTGACCAACGAAACCACTACCACCGCCACCAGTCATAGTCAGAGTTGGAGCAGAAGAATATCCAATACCACCGCTGGTTATTGTAATATCTAAAATAGAACCATTTAGTGTATAACCTGTAACTACACCACTTGTAACAGTTAGTGTACCAGTTGCTCTAGTGCCAATATATTTTAATCCAGCAGTACCATTTGCAACAATACCTGATTTATGACTAGGTCCAGGAGTAGCAGTAGTTCCTGAAACTGTACACTCATACATATTATTTAAATATTCTACTTTCTGACCAAGGAGAATGCCAACACCAGCAACCCAAGTATTGGCTCCATTAAATGGAGGAGCAACAGTTAAAGTAGCACCAGAAGTATAACCAGTACCGCCTGCAGAAATTGTTAGTGCATTTAATAACAATGGATCAGATGCTCTAAATCCATCGCCTGCAACTGTAATGTTTGCGAAACTATAATTCTGGCCAGCGTTGTCAATTTTAATATTTAAAATCTCACCACCAGAATAAAACTGTGAACGAATAGAGTTAACGACTGGCATATATACGTCAGTCAAGAATTTATTACGCAGAGCAATTGGAATACTGTACAAGTATTTCCACATATATCCATCAGGCATAATAACTGGATCTACAACAGTACCAACTGGTTTATAAGTTGAAATTGCGTTATTGTTATTATCAAGAACTTTGTATACGTTAAAATCATCAGTAATAGCGTAACAATTTGTATCTTCCAAACGCTGTGCGCCAGAAGGAGCAATATTAACAACTGCAGTTGCAGTAGCAGCTGATCCACCACCACCAGAGATAGTAACAGTTGGAATAGCGGTGTAACCTGTACCACGAGAGTTTAGCGTAATGCCAATAATACTACCATTACTAAGAACAGCTGACGCTGACGCACCAGTTCCACCACCACCAGTAATAGTAATAGTTGGTATTGAAGAATAACCAAATCCACCCGCAATTAAATTAATACCTTGCACTTCTGTGGAATATTGATCATCATACATATCCCAAACTTGACCAGTGACCCAGTCTACTCTAGGAATTACGAAAGCCACATCGGTTGAGTTAAGTTCTTTTAAAGTAATAATTTCATTACGAGATTGCAATTCGTAATTGAAACTATCGATTGGATATGGAGGATTAGTCTCATCTGTCCAATTAATAGTTTTACCTAAAAAGTAGTAATAACGTGCACTACGATTCTGGATTTCATTATATACTGCGTTAGCAATAGANTTGCTTAACGGAGATTTTAGTAATGATGACATTTAGATTTCCAATTANCTGATTGTAACTACCCATGTAACAGCGATAGAATCACCAGCTGCTTTGTTAACTACAGGGAAGGTTGTGCGACATAGCATAGTACCAACAGATGCTGCGTTTAAAACTGCAGCTTCAGTAATAGCACCCGTACCAGTACCAGCTGGGAATGTAGCAGTATAAGTGATAGCATTAGCAGAGTTAGAACCAGAAGCCAAAGTAACACGACCAGCCTCAGTACCCAATGTAGTATCTGACGCTCCAGGTGTTGCAGTACCAGTACCAATAGCCATATGTGACATAATACCTGAAGAAGTTCCTACCATACGAGAAGCAATGTATGTTTTACCAGCAGAAACTACTAAGTTTTTTGCTTTACGGATTTCTTTAATATTGCCATCTGGTCCACGAACAACTATCTCAAGTTCGCCAGTTGGTTTGAATGTATCGTTTAAGTTCATAATATCTCCTTAATTAGAAAGTTGTAGGGGTTCCAACATATGAACCACCGTCATTTAAAAAGTAACCAGCATCAACATATGGGTTAAATAATATCAATCCACCTGAATCTGTTGGTAAAACTGTAGAATTTTCAGTTGGACCTGCTAGAGTAGCATGGGTTCCAAGAGGTTTAGTTGAAGTAAAGAATGGTAATGTTCTATTTAGTAATGTTCCAGTAAAGTCATTAGTACCTACTGTATCAACGTCAAGGGTTACCCCATTATTTAAATAATGATTATAAACTTGTGAATTAAGAATTTTAGTTATATTCTTAATCTCTAGATTATTACCTGATACTGCTGAATCTGATACTGTAATAGAAAGAATCTTAATTAGAGATTCAATAGCAGTCTGAATTGTAAATTCATTACGTAAATCATACTCACCAAAAACTGCCATACCAGCAGGGTGAATTAAATTCTTAACAATAGTTTTATATGTATTTAAAGATTGGTCAATCTTAATAACATACGAAAATGCTTGGTAATAATTACTATCTTGGATGTAAATCGCATCATCTAAGAATCCGTCATTATTAACATAATACCCTGGATATTTAGCAAGTGGACCAAGGGATACTTTAATAATGGCAGGAGTTGTAGTAGTTGCAACCGAGTTAGCAGAACTAATACCAAACTCACGAATAGTTAAACCAGCATATGTTCCATCAAGGGCTGCTGGTCGCAAATTAGCAACAGATGTTAGTGAACTAGATGTAGTTCCTGCAAAATTAGAAACAAGAGTTAAACTTGTATTACTTGCAACACTTAAAACTTTACATTGAACATTATTCAGTGTTATAAGATCGCCGAACTCAACTTGAGTAGTAAATAATGTTCCAACGCCAGTAACAGTTGCGCTACCATTAGTTGCAGTAAGTGTTCCAGTTAGAACTGAACTTACCGCTAAGTTATAATCAGCAGTATTAAGTGATCCGCTTTCTGCGAAACCATATGTACTTTCCGTAATACCCAAAGCAACAGATTTATTAGCAGGTGCCAAGAAACTGTCAACACGAGAAATAAGAACACCTTCTGTTGAAGCGTTGTCTTGACCTTGCTGTGAAATAATTGAAGATGAAAAATCTGTAGTATATCCAGTTCCATATTTAATGAATTGCGCCAGAGCAATACCACCAGTGGAATTTACCTCGGAAACTTTCATAATACTTCCGTAACCTTGGAAGTTATTAATATTGTAAAGGTCGCCTACTTTAAATCCAGTTCCAGGTGCTTCAACTATTAATGAAGATGTTGTTGGTAAAATTAATCCATTGAACACCAAATTATTATTGTTGTCAAGATAACGTAAAGTATCACCAACAGAAATTACACCAAAGAAACGACGATCTATAATAAACTCATAAACATCATCAGAGATTCTAATTGCACGATCTACTTCAACCTCAACGTATTGACGACGATCTACAAGAACACGAACTACCTTAGTTTGAGTAACAACATCTACTAATTTACCAACAATATCTTGTGGATTACCAATAAGAATTTTTACGAAAATCGAAACGTCTTGATTCCATTTACCATCAGAAGCACGTAGCATCTGAGTAGATGGATATTGAAGTGTAATATCTTTATTGAATAAAATTCTAAACAGAAGTTTATATGACGCTTCACTACCTTTTGCAAGGTAAAGATCTTTAATTCTTGATATTAAGAATCGCTCATCAACAGTTGAATATGGTATCTTTTGCGCTAGTTCATCTTTGAAGTACGTAATGAATGCATCAAGAGTGGTATCAATATCTCTTAATGTTGTAGGATCTTTCTGCGTTGTTTCTAAAAATTCGTAGTATGCTTTTAGAAAATCAACGAATGTCTGATACTCATCCCTGATAAATTCAGGTAGCTGTGATGCTACTATGGACGAGACTTTAGGTCTTGTAATCATTATGAACGACTAGGAGTAAATGTGTAGTTATATCCACCACGCAAATCACCAGAAGCAGTTGGGTCTGGAAGCGCAGTTACTTTTAAGTGATCTTTGGCAATTTGAGCAATTTGAGTCAACGCTGATACCACGTCATTTGATAATGGGCGAATAGAAATTTCTAAATCAATATCAGCAAGAGCAGTAATATGTAAGTTCTTAATGTCAACAACACCTTTGGCGTAATCAATATTACCAATCGTTGGGTTTACAACAATCTTAATACCATTGGCACCAAATCTAAACAAACGAACATGAGCAACGCCATCATCATCAAGATAATGTAATTCGTCGCTGCCTGCCACGTAGAACCCAGTACTTCTAAATGATTCTTCTGCTTGACCAGAACTCCAGATTGGGTTAATCATATTCAATATGTATTGAGCAGAAGTATTGTATCGAACATTTAATTCTCTGCGTAACAATACAGTTGTAATGTTATTTGTTATCGCTTGATCAGAGTTATCAATTAACTTACTTAGTTTGGAATATCTAAATACGCCATCAAATCGACTCAAGTCATTTGCATTATACGCATTGATAGTATTGGTAACGCCAGCTGCGATTTCTGATGCTGTCTTAGCAGTAGCTTGTTCATTATAGTAAACTGTAACATCTAATGCAATATTGATGAATTCTGGATCAACAATAATAGGCTGAACCGAAACTACATTTCGTTGATCCAGAATTGTTGCAATTAACGCTGATTTTTGAGTTGTTGTTAACTTATCCGCATCCTTTGGTTTTATGCAGATATAAACCTTACCATATACTGGAGGATTATTATCCTCGCCACCCCAACAAGTCACTGACGCAGCATCAGAGAATTGTGAGTATACAATTGCTTTATAATCGTCTGGGGTAACTGCTCT